CCGACGCTGACGGTGACAGACTCGCCGACGGGCTTAAACTCGGTGATTCTGATGGTGACTCCGAAGCTGATGGGCTTAAACTCGATGACTCCGATGGCGATTCCGAGGCTGATGGGCTTAAAGACGGGGATTCTGATGGCGACTCCGAGGCTGATGGGCTTAAACTCGGTGATTCTGATGGTGATTCAGACGATACCGAATAGGTGACATACAACACCGCTTGATATGCTCCGGTATATTCATACGCCTGCGAATCTCTAAAGGCTCCAGTGCTTGAGCCATTATCCTTAATCTGTACCCCTATCCGGTTACCAGCTGACCAGCCTGATCGATTTATAACTGTCTGTATTTCCGAAGTAAAATCTTGCGAATCATAGTCACTGCCGGACGTCCAACCTCCAAGACCTGACCAGGCAGTACCAGGGGTTAAGTCAAGACCGTCAGCCTGTGATCCAGTTGTAGGTATCGTTGCAGTATCCGCATCCTCACAAAAAATTTTTAAATTACAAGTAGTATCAGATCGACTGCCCCAGGCCCTGAATCGAATATAGGCGGTCAGAATTTCAGAGCCTTGCGGTATGGTCACATTCTGAAAAATTAAGCCTGTAAAATATGGATCACTGCCAATTTTTCCAAAATAATTCTGATCTTCATTATTATCGAAACTACTCCCGCCAGCGATGCAATGATAATCATCGGCTCCGTTGGCTATGGCTACGTTAAAATCAGTCATTTATACTTTTAACCTGTCCCGTTTACTATGAAGCCGAGCAAGTAATCTCAACTGTCACTTTCAAGGTAGATCCGTTCATCACCGCCTCGGACCCGCCTGAAAACTGCGACGCGCAAAAAAGCGTCCCGCCGCCGGCCTGGTCATCTTTGGTGGACCCGGCCGTGCCACCACCCATTAAAGCACCGCCATAAATCGTTTTAATCGCGTTAAACGCAAAACTCGCCTTAATCAGCGTGTTGCTGATCACACCGGCCGCCACGCTGCCATTTTGCCACTGCGGCCGGGTTGTTTCGTCATAGGCCGTCGACTCGGTAAATCCGGGCACAGCGTAGGTATCGCCCGCAACAGGTGTGTGATTGTCTTCAAACGGCACCACATACCAGGTCGATATCTGGGTCACACCGGCAAACGCCGCATTCAATACGTGATTGCGACCCTCAAGCGTGCAAAGGTTATGATCTTGCCAGCGCCGCAGCAAAATCCCGCTGCGCCAATGCTCCCAGCTCCAGACGGATCCGATCGCAAGATTTTCGAAAAGCATATTTTACACCGCCTCTTTGAGTAAGTCGACTTTAAGGTTGATGGTTCGATCACCGGCCACATATCCCTGATGGTCTATGACCACGCCGCCGTCCAGAGTCGCCGATCGGCTGACCCGCGCCCGGCCGTCATACATTTTTGACCTGTGCAGCTCATCTAATACAAGCGCCCCACCGGAATCTTGGGTAACTTTTGATATTGCAATCATAGCGTTATATCCCGATTAAAAATTCAAGCCCCTGCTCATTAGCCCGGATCTGAGTCAGTTCGATAATGCGATTCAGCACCAGCTGCAACTCGGGCTCCAGATTATTAGCCTCGATCGTTACCAGCCCGCCGCCTTTTTGCATACTTTCCGTGCGGGCCTCCAAATAATCAACCTGAGCCTGGGTCAGTTCTTTTTCCAGCGCCAGTAATTCCGATCGTCTCATGGCTTCTTCTTCGAGTAAGTCAAACAATTGCAGGCGATCATAAGACGATAAATCCGCCAGGGCGCCGGACAATCCCACCATCACGTCACCGCTGCTGGCAAACATTTCTGACACGTCACTGGAAAGCCCGATAATTATGTCGGCCGCCGCCTGCACATCGGCAATCTCGACTTTAGCTTCCCATTCCATTTTGGTCTGGATGACATCGGCCTGAGCGCCGATTTTGGCCAGTTCGATGTCGATATCGCCTTTCAGCCTAAGCTCGATTTCCTTTTCGCTCGGCAGTTCCTCGATCTGGGCCTTGGTCGTGTCGATGCTGGCCTGGTCTGTTGTAACCTCAATTGTCATCGCGGTGCCATCTTCCAGCGCCACAGTGATATATTCTTTGGCCGCCGCCACGCTGGTGGTATCGACATCGGCTGAAACCGTCGTGGACTTTGCATCGGGCACCGCCTCGATAGCCGCCAGTACAGCGTCAAACTCGTCCTGATAAGCCTCGGATCCTTTGACTAAAACTTCGGTAGTCGTCTGGTCTGGAAGTTCATCGGCCGCCTCCATGAGGCGTACAAGCGCGACGGCCGCATCCCCCATGGCTTTGGTGTGTTTTGCCTGTGCTTCCGCAGCCTCCAGGGATGCAACATCAAACCCACCAAGCTTTAAAACTATGCTGTCAACGCCTCCGGCAAAACTGTTAAACAGTGTTGAATTTTCTCTTAGCCATGAGCCTAAACTCGTATCCGCCGCCAGCGCCGCGAACAATGCCGTTAACGCAATAACCGGCGCAGCAATCGCTCCGATCGGAATTAATAGTGCGCTAAATGCCGATATTAGCGCAGGAATTCTCGTCAGGGCCAATAAATTAATCCCGATTCCGACACTCCCAATCGCGGCTGTCAAAATTCCCATGTTATTTGCCACCGTGTTGATGACATCTGCCCATCCTAACAATTGGCCAACTACTCGCTGCACCGCCTCATCGGATTCGTTAAAAGCATCCACGCCGGCTGAAATCGCCACCACAAACGGTTTCCAGGCGTCCAGGATCCCGCCTACCACGTTAGTCAACGCAGTTACGGAATCCACTATTTTCTGTATAACCTGGCTTAGGCCCTCGGGTGTGTCCAGATCGATGTCACCGAAAAAGGCGGCGAACAGGTCCGTGATCTCAGTTCCCAGCCCTTTGACCGATTCGATCAGCTGATCCCAATCGATTAGCTCAAAGGCCTCCGGCAGCGTTTCCGCGATCGCTTTTAAATCCACCTCGAGGCTGTCGCCAAAGTCCCGGATCAGTTTAAATATCGGTTCAAAGGTACCGGCATCAGCCGCGCTGGCCAAAGCGTTGTTGATCTCGGTGGCGCCGGAAACCGCGCCGCTGGCCGCTGTGATAAACTCCTGGCCGATCTCAACGCCCAGGTTGACAAACGACTGCTTAAAACGATTCACCGCCACCTCGGAGCTGTTTAACCGCACCGCCACTTCGGCAGCCGCGGATCCGGCCGAGTTTAAGGCAACCGCCGTCACCTCGCTCGATTTGGCAAGCCCGTTGAAAACCTCCACCATGCGCCCGGCTTGGTTAATTCCCACCAGCTGCTGGGTAATAAAAAGCTTTTGGTTTTCGTCCAGGGTCTTAAACGCCGTGGCCACGTCCAACAGAATATCTTTACCGGATCTTAGCGCCCCGTTGGCGTCGTATTGACTCACTCCTATGGTTTTAAGGGCATCGGCCACCGGCTTGGAATCATCAATCAGTTTCAAAAGGCCGGTCTTTAAAGCCACGGCTGCCTCACCGCCTGATCTAAATATTTCGATCACCGGCGTCAGGACCCCGGCCGTCTCGGCCATCGAAAATCCCATGGTCTTGGCAATCGGTGACAGCGCCGCCATGCCGATTCCCAACTCCTCGACATTGGTCGCATAATTATTTGAAACCTCGTTTAAGATGTCCAGCGCCACCCTGGCATCTGTGGCCGGCGCTTTAAAGCCTTTCAAAATAGCGATTAATATCTCAGAGGATTGGGCCGCGCCCAGCCCGCCGGCGATCACCAGGTCCATGGCGTCTTTGGTCAACGTCATCGACTCGCTCACATCAAATCCGGCCTGCTTAAAGTTGGCGGTCGACGCTAAAATTGAGGTGGCGCTCTCACCGTACTGGTTGGACATCGCCAGGGCCGCCGCCTGGGCCTCGCCCAGCATATTAACCTCGTCACCAATTACCTTTTGCAGCTCGATGGTTGCCGCCTCAAAATCACTGGCCGCCTTATAGGCCAGTACCAGCCCGCCGACGACCATGGCGGCCAGGGCCGCCTCCAATTTCAGGGCGCTGGTGGCCAGATCCGCCAAAGGTTGTGTGGCCGCCGACGCTTTTGACCCCAGGTTCTCCAGACCACCGGAAATACCGGTGATGGTTTTTCCGACCTGATCATCACCGTAAAAAATAATTTTAATGGTTTTTTCAAGGTCTGCCATGGCAAATGCCTTCTATATTTTCTGATGCTGTTTTTGCTGCTCGTAAAAAAAATCCCACAGCTCGAGTTCGGTACGAGTCAAAAACTGTGGGAAAAGATCGGGACGCACTTCAAAAAGAAAACGGCCCCTGGCATGACACAGGGCTAATCCTGCCCTGATTTCTTCGTCTTGCCAGAGGCCTTGACTTTTCCCGGCTCGTGCCCCAGCCCGGTCAGCCGGATGATCTCGTTTGTGATTTCAAAAAAAACAATCGGCTTGGACCGGTGCAGCATGGCGGCCAACGGATAATCCACCGCCGGCTCGACACTGCCGTAACGCAAAATCTCGGTGCGATAAGCAATGTCGTCGGGCATATCGTCGCTGCTGCCCACAATTTTCCGGATGGCGGCGGCTTTTTTCTTCTCGTTTTCGCTCACCAGTCCGTCGATCACAGACTTTAGCGTTTTATTTCGCCGCTCGGCGTCCCGGGCCCGGGCGATTTCAGCGCCCTCCAATGACTGGATTTTCCAGACCGGTTTTTCCTTTTTGTCAAACCAGCTGGCCAAATCCGGCACAGCGACGGATCCTTGCCGCCGCTGCCAGCCGGCCTCCACAAACCGCGCCGCATCAAAAGCCATAAGCCGTTTCTCCCGCAGTTATTTGGTTATATGGTTTAGCCGTTGACCCGGTCGGCCGCCAGCTCGGCGGTTATCGTGCAATTGGCACCGATGTTGTCGCCGGCCGGAAAGTTGGCCGTCACCCCCAAACTGCCCTGGCACAAGATATAAGGCACATTGAGGCGCTCCGGGAAAAACTTAAACCACAGGTTGGAATCCACAAACTGCATCATGCCGTCGGTGATCCCGTCGCTCAAGTGCACCGAAAAGCTGCCCTGATTCAAGCTGGAACTCTTGGCGGCCTTGGTGCGCCCATACACCTGGGTGCTGTTGACGGAATGCGCACTGGCCGGCGGCACAAAATCGTAGGCGTCCACCACCTCGGCAAAGCTCGGCGTATAGTAGCTGGCCCACACGGGTTTTCCGGCGATCGTCGATCCGGCGTCCTCGGAATGGATCTGCTGCAGCGCGCTTTGAAACAGCACTCCGGCATACCCCAAGATCCCGCTGGATACATCGATATACTCCACCGTCCAGACAGGGTAATCATAGCGCTCGCGATGCGTGCCCACCGTTTGATAGATCGCGGTGGCCAGCACGGCCGCCGGCGTCTGGGACGAATACCACACCTGGCCGATCTCGATGGCGTCGTTATCGATATACGGCGGGCCGCCAGCCGCCCCGCGCGTGCTCGAAAAACTGCTGCCCTCGGCTCCCTCCGCCACCGCCACAGCCCCTCCGGACGTTATGGTAACAGAGTGCTTTTGATAATCGGTGGCGGATCCGCTCGCCCGGTTGACCGTCACGTCCGTGTCAGCATTGACCGAGGTCAACACACCCGACAAATAACAGGTCAGGGCCGCCACGTCGATTAAGTCATTGGTGCCGCTGGCCGCGGGTATAATCGCCCCGCCGGTCACCAGTCCGTCCGGGCGCACTGACGGTGCATACCCACTGCGCCCGCTCCATAAGGTGGATACCGACTTGTGGTCTTTATAATCACCCTGGTCGGTCAGTTGCTCATAATCCACAGGCGTCTGGGCCGATTCGTAATATAGTATTGCATTTCCTGCTGTTGGCATTTTAAGTTCCTCCAGTTATGATTGATTATATGGATCACCTATCAAAATTTTATAGGTGATGTTAAAAACAGCCGACGCTCCCACAATTGACTGACCCGGCTCGGGATAGCTATCAGTGCCGCCGCCGGCATAAAGTACTTTGTCCGCCAGACTGCCCGTCGGATCTTTGGCCGGTGCGGTCATGGCCGTGATCAGATCCCCCAGGATCTCCTCGGCCGCCATCGATGCATCCTGCACACCGAAATTTTTAAGGCCCACCAAACTGACCGGAAACGTGCAGATGGTTTTGCCGCCAATCAGCTGCTCAACTTCTTCGGGCAGCGGCCACACCACTACGGCCGCCAGCTCGTCTGGGTCCAGATCGACCCGGGCCAGCAGCACCCGCCGCCCGATTTCGGTGGCGTAGCTGTTGGCTGTGCGCACTTCCTCCAAGTGGCTCACGATGTTGGCAATGATCTGCTCGCGGATGGTTGTGCTCATTTTAATTTACTCAGTTCAAAGTTGACTTCCTGCTCCAAAATCACATTTAGCCGCTCGTTGGCGTGGGCCATGATCGCGGCGATCACGTGCGGCTTATCCATTTCATCCTCAATGCGTGGACCTGTCAGCCGGTCAATCCTGCCCTTACCGCCGCCAGAAGGCACCGGAAAACGGTATTTTTTCGGTAAGGCACCGTAAACAAATCCCGGTTGTGCTTTTTTACGCTCGCCTTCATATGGCCGCTGAAATACGTTTGAAGCATTTTTTGCGGTGGCGATGAAGGCATGCCGAATTATTTTACGGGAGTTGCCTTTTTTTACCTTAACCGATACCCCTGCCTTGGTCTGACGGGTACCGATAAAACTAATAAGCCCCACTGGTTTACCTTTGGAAGTAAACGACCCCGAGGGATTTCCAAAATTAGCTTTAATAATTTTAAAATCTTTTTTGATGCGTTTCTGAGGTAGATTCAGATCAGCAGCCACCTCCTTAGCCGCCCGGGACTTGACGCTGGTCAGCGTTTTATTAAGGCTGCGCACCAGGACCTTGACCGCGCCGTTTTTAGTACCGATCAGGATGCGGTCCAGAGCCTCCAGGTCAAACTTGCTTATTTCAACTGCCATCGGCATCAGCGCACCGTTTTTTTAACGATCATTTTAAAAACGATTTCCAGCTCGTCGCTCTCCTCGAGCACCTTTTCAACCAGATAAACATCGTCGCCCACCACAAACCGGTCGCCATGGATCGGCTGGCGGCCCACTTCCGACGCCAGACATTCAAGCATCGTCGTGCGCTGCCAGGTCGACGACTCAAAACCGCCCGGCTGCGGGTCCACGTCCTTTGTCACCAGCACGTAGACGTTTTCAACCGCCGCCCCGATAGTCGGCTTGTAAGTTGCGGTACTGCCCCGGCTTTCGAAAAGATCAGCCATGGCGCTTTGGAAAACGGTTTTATTCATAACCTGCCCATCAGGGGCGCTTATCGGCGCCCCTAATCGTCAGTTCGAAGTTTACGTCACGATGGTGTCATAAAACAGACACCCGGCGTCCGCGCAGGTGGCCTTGACGTCAAAATTTTCAGCCGCTTCCACCCAGTAGGATTTGATCGCCTGGTCCCACCAGTAACGCGCCTCACGATAGAGATCACTTTCAAGCTGGGCATCCACCGGAGATTCGGATCCTCTCCATGAAAAAGTGTATCCAGCTGACGGCTCATCGATTGCCGGTGCACCTGTGGCGTAATACAAAAACGCGCTGCCCTTGGTGGCGGTCACTTCCCAGATGTCGACGGCATTAAAATCAGTGCCCGCCACGACTTCCTCGGCGTTGGACTTGATCGCGCCGGCAATACCGACCCAGTCAA